TGGTGACGGGTTCGTATCGGTCTCGCGCCATAATAGAAGTGAAACATCGCTTATCTGAATGCCGCCTGCTGGAATGGTAATCTTCATTGCAGGAACCCCGTTATAGTTACATGGTTGACCTTCCCACGTACTATACGCACCAGCGTTAAGCGCCCAATCTCCGTCGTGTGTAAAGTTATATGGGTCGCTATGCTGTGCCCATTTATTATACGACTGATGAGTAGTCGTGTTTCTTCCGACCCTCATTCCGGTATCTCTAGGGGTAACGCCCGGCGTATAACCGTCACAGGAGATAAAATCATTATCCGGCGTAACTTTAAACATTACGTACTCTCCGACTATATCGGGATTTTGTAGCTTTACGAGCGGGAGATAATAAGATGGAGAGTTAAGTGTCATTTCACCCGGTGAGCTTCCCGCACCGCGCGGATAAAGCTGCGTTACGATTGGTGAATAGTCATATTGAACCGCTACGCCCGTCATATTCTTACCGAATGAGATAACCGGAGGTTGTGCTGTGTGATAGCCGCTTGGGTTATACTTACCGTTAAGAATCCATAAGTCCGCTAGATAATTGTTCGCGCATACCGCAGAAGAAAGTCCCACATTATACTGTCTAAATACAGCTATCGAGGCGTATATGTTATTAGAAAGCGTATAGTCATTTCCGAGGTAAATATCGAACTCGTTAGTCTCACCGAAATTACCCCACGATTGACCGTTATTAGATGAGTTAATTGTATAAAGACTGTAATCGCTTCCGCACGCGTAAATATTAAGATTTCCGACGTCTGACGCGATTATCGCCGTTGTGCCGTTTATAATACCGCCTAATGACGTCCAGCTAGCCCATAGACCAAGATTAAACCAAACTGCGTTATCAGTGCCGTGTACAGCTAACGCGATACTTCCGTCAGACGTCACACACGCCGATGGGCCGGTTCCTAACGGTAACATGCCGCCAGCAGTCGACGCAGCCCACGCGCTAAACGTAGAGCCGTCGGTTGTATTAGTCTGCCATGTTGTTCCATCGCTCCCTCGACCGAATACCGAAATAACACCACTAGCCGTTGTTACGGCCGCTGGCGCTGACGAGAGAGTTGCGCTAATCGAAGTCCACGCACCCCACGTTGAACCGCCGTTCGTGCTCGTGAGTTGCCAAAGGTTGTTATCGGTTCCCTGTATGAAAACATCGATTCTATTTCCGTATTGACATACACTTGGCCCCGATGCTAGTTGTGCCCCTAAAGACGCCCACGCACCCCACGCGCCACTTGAATATGTAAGCCACCATAGGGCGTTATCACCGCCTCGCGCGAACACATGCATTGTGCCTACCGATGGTGCTACCGCTGCTGGTGAAGCTGAGATGTTACCCCCGCCGATGTTTTCGAAATTCACTATGCCAGTGCCGGGGTCATACGTGTGGAAGATGCTACCGCTATTTGAGTCAACTATGAACACATCTTTTCTTCCACCACCCCACGAGCACGCCGCGGGGCCGGTTCCGCTCTTTATCCGCCAAGAGTCATACATCCACGACGACGCGGTACTACTCTGCACCTTCAAAAGCGTCTGCGCTACGCCATCGAGATAAACGGTCGGTGCGACCTGCGTATTATTAGACCATACGACTTGTAGATAGTACCATTTACCAATCTGTACCGAATTAATCGGGGTTCGATACGTCTCGGGACTGTTATTTATCGTATTTCTACTTACAACAAGATAATTATCGTCATTAAATACCCAAATACCCCAAAAACCATACTGCTGTCGCTTCGTCCATAGCATCCCGTTTGAGCTTTCCTTATTAAGCATAAACATCATTTCGGTTGTCGAACCGGCGAGGTTATCCGTCGCTGCGCCGTGAGGCACGTCGATGTAGTCGTTAGTGCCGTTAAACGTCCACTCGCCGTATGATTTCGCCGCTATAGCATATACAAGCTCGCCACCAGCCCATGGGGAGATACGCGCCATATGTGTAGCATCTCCGGCATAGTAGAATCGCATAACGTGATTACCAAGCGGCGCCTTATACGTAATAGACCATTTACCTGTCGCGTCTGTTGTGGTCGTGGCGATAGTCTGCCAACCATTACTCGACCCCCAATAGTCGGGCGTCGTTACCGTTGGGTCTTCTTGTAGTTCTATTACCGCGTTCGCGACAGGTGAAAAGTCTGTTGCCGTGCGAAGCACACCAGAGAAGTTAAGCGGATTTGATTGCGAACCGAAACCGAAGCCAGCACCTAGGTTAAGCGTACAAATCTGCGTATCTTCTGCGGGTTCCCATAAGGCACCAGACGGGGGATAATATTCCATTAATGAATTTGTAACAGACTCATAGCCCCACGACTGATATTGGTTCTCTACTAAATCGGCGCCCATCGACTCAGTGCCGTATGTCTGCGGGAACCATACAAGAAAAGAGGTCATCCCGACGTTATTCGCGTATGACCAATCAATAATATCCTTATACGTCGGACTAACGTCTTCCATCGAGTGCGTTTGCATCTCGTTAAAATTCGCACCAGCGTCAACTAGTAGGCCGTTTTTAATGCCCCTCGCGTGTGCGGCCTTAGTTCCGTCTTCGATATCTGGAACATTAATAAGCTCGTAACATTCCCAAGCGTTAAGAACGGTGCCGGTTTCTATGTAAATATCCTTCCAGAGTCCTACGGGGTAGTTGTAGTTAACATAACCCTCAAAGTAATTCTCGGTTAACCACGTCGCGACGCCCTGTTGTCCTGCTTCTGAACATACGATTGTCCAACCAGCGTTTTTCATCATCTGGAAATAGGAGTCGTAGTTAGAAAGAATACCGCTGGTAGTGTCGATATCGACACCTTCGAGGTCGAGCCACGCCTGCATTCCGTAACTTTCTATTAAAGTTTTCTCTGCCGCGTAATTATTAGTAGAATCCATTGCTAAGAGAATACACGTATCGAATCCCCTATAAGCAAAGTATTGAATCTGTCCATCATTTATCGCCGAAGGTGGAAGACATACCTGATATGAAATATGTGGTAAACCGGCTTTTTGCGTAGTAGGGCGTCGTAGCTGTTCGTTCGATAGCGCCGCATAATCCTGTTGATACGCTAACCCGTTGTACTGTGCGCCGCCGTTACCTTCATTTAGAATGGCTAATCCAGTAGTTGGCCACATATCATAAATAATCGCCGCGTCTGCTGTGTCTGCATCTACGCGCCATCTGTTTGCGTAATACTCACTTGATAGCGTTTGGTTATCGAGTGCTTTCGAATGGTATTTCATATACGAAAGCGTCATAGGGAGATTTTCGTATAGGTTCGCGTCGTTACCGATGAATATGTCATAACCAGCGTCAGAAGCCCAACTACCGCTACCGTGTGGTGTTGCGCGTGTCATCGATAAAGGTGTGCCGTTTATATACACAACCGGTCTAAAACCGACGCCCTGTGAGCACTCCCATACGACTTGTAAATATAACCAATAAAGATAAGGGATGCTGTTAGTAGCTGAATACCATACGTCACCAACACCGCCCGTCGTTTGTCGCCATATGGCTAGTCGTTTATTCCAAGAATCAACCGTTATCTCAAAACCGTCTTTAGAGAATAAACAGCCATACTGGGCGTTTCCGCCGCCGTTAATTATAAGAATCGCTTGGAACGTAATATCCATAACGTCGTCTAGCGTATCACACGAGGCAATTTTAATGTTGTCCCCAACGCCGTTAAACTCCCACGCGGGGGCGCCGTTATTAAGAACCGTATAGCCATTAGTGTAGGTTAAACCGTTACCATCGGTTCCGGCAAGACCTCCGTCGTTTGTAATACTATTTCCGATTGAGGGGAAGTTATCGTAGACGATAAGCGCGGCTTCTGTTACGTTTTCGGGCATATACGCGTTCTGAATCGCGGCGAAGGAAGAGGCAATAGTTAGAATACGTACCGAGGGATTCGACGGCGGTACGTAGACCCTTAAATAACCACCCGTTTGTTGAATTATCTTATCTACGCCCGTCTTTATCGTTTCCCAACTTAAATCAACGTCTAAAGGAATATCTAGCGCGGGGTCGATGTAAATTCCAGTAATCACCCCGTCATCTAGCGCTTCTTGACTAATATCGGCAACAACCTGTGAGGTTCGTCGTTGCGCGCTCGTGTACTCAAAAGAAATCTCGTATCTATTTAGGTACTCTTCGGGGCCATCGCACGTAACGAGTATATTATATCCCGAGCCAGTACCGAGTAATTGACCACCACTCCCCTGTACGCCGCCTATGTCGCCGTATCCCTCTACCTTTTGAAGTACGTATGCTTGTTTAAACTGGTTATCTCGTCCATAGTGCCATACCTCGATGCCATTCGGCTCACCTTGAAATAGCGCGGATTTCGGGTCGTCGAGTTGAAGATTAAACGTTAACGAATCGGGCATACCGATTTCTTGCTGAGTCTGTGGTGCTATGTTCTTATCTAGAACGCCGAGCAGGTTATAGGCATTTACGATTCCGATTTTACCCCAACTACCCCAATTTGTGCTATCCTTAGATTGAATACCCCATAGCGCGGCGTCGTTTCCCCGACCATATACTGAGATTTCGTTCGCGGAATTTGAAACCGCCGACGGCGAGGACGTAAGCATACCACCTAAGCACGACCAATTAGTCCACGTGCCGGATATGTCTGAGACCTGCCAATACGCCTGTTCGACGCCCATTATAAATACATCGAATCGATTATTCGCACTCGATACGAGCGACGGTGCCGCGTTAGTGTAAAGTTGACCGCCTAACGTAGCCCACGCGTTCCAATCAAAGCCGGTGGTAGTCCATCTTAGCCAACACGCACCGTCGCTGCCGCGCACTGCGACAGCAACGCTCGAACCTCCGTACCACGTACAACCCGGGCCCGACGTTAGGCTTCCGCCTAATGACGACCACGCCGACCAACCTCCGCCGCCATTCTCAATATGCCATAAGGCGTTGTCTGTGCCTTTAATAAAAACATCAATTCTTCCGCTCGCCCACGCACACGCGGTAGGGCCGGTGTTTGGTGCTATTAGCGCACCTAAAGACGTCCAGTCCCCCCATGTAGTCCCGCCGTCGTTTGTTTGAATATGCCATACTGCTAAATCTGAACCCGACGCGAAAACATGAATAACATTAGTAGCAGTAGCGACGGCCGCGAGATTCGAGAATGTAATCCCCCCTAAATCAGTAGACGATTGCCACTGGTCGGCGTTTGAGAGATGAATAAGCGTTCTATCGGTTTCTTGAATAAATATATCCTCTCTACCATTACCCCATGAGCACGCTGCCGGAGATGAGCCGTCGTTTATGAGCCAGCCCGGCGCTTTCTGACGAACTTCTAACGTATATGGAACGGTTATCGGAATTGGTGAGGATGGTAAAAGAATTCTATTAACGTCGACGCTTTCTTGAATCGAGAGCGTTATATATTCAGTTATTTTAACCGGTGCTTCGTTTAGTCCTACCTGACTTCGTTCAATTACGTCTAATCGAATAGTTTCAGTTGAGCCGATAGACGGAACGCGGGTAGTATCGGTAATAGAAAGATTAAGCGTCTCGGTGCTTGCTATACCAATCTTAGCTACTTGGTCGGTAACGGATAGATTAATTGTTTCGGAAGAGCATACATACGTAACAAAGCTTCCTACCGGCGAAGATATTTCTCTAAAGGAAAGTTGGATGGTCTCTGTTGAGGTAACGGTTGGGGATGGTGTTACGGTTGTCTGAGAGAACTCTTTTACTGAGAGTGCGATTATTTCCGTAGAAGGTGCTGTTGTGTGACTCGACGTAGAATACGCCGAAGTTTCGTGAAACGAAAGAGGAATAGTTTCTAATGAATAGACATTAACCGACTGTCCGGTAATCTGTGTGGTATGTTGTTCTATAATATTAAGTTTAATATTCTCAGCGTCGGTTATGTAGGTCTTAAGTGAGGTTGATTGCGTAAGCGAGAGATTAATCGTTTCGCTTGACGATTTATTAACGACCGGAATACCCCACCGAACGCGGTCGGTCGCGTAATCGGTAGCCATTTGCGCTACCGTTTGATTCGTATTAAGCCACCGAATTATCGCTATGTCGGCGTCTAGGCCTTCGTTCCTACCGACACTTGTGTCCTGCTGACCGAATATGATAGACGAGCTACCGTCAAAGAGCCAATCACCTGTTCCGACCATACCATGCGTAACGCTAACTTGTACGCCGTTTACGCAGATGATGGGTGGGGAATTAACGGAATCATACGGCAGCGACGCGGGGCCGCTTCCACATCGCCAGCTTATAGAGACGTAGTTCCACGCGTTCTGTGTAATAACGCCGCTATTTGTACACCATACATCAGAGTTATTATCCGTAGTCGGTCGCGTGAGCCAAATAGCATTAGTAGTATCTAAAAACGACTGAAACATCCTATCAAGAGAGGGTGGCGGCGTAAGCTTAGTAAAGAGCGCCGGATACATGCTATAATTAAATCCTCTATGATAGAATCCAATCTCGTAGGTAAACTTATCAATGTCATTAATTAGGTTATATTCACCAGAAGTAGTATTATAAATACAATCAGTTGAGTCGGAGAAGACCCACTGCGCGTAGCTGTTTAGTGGCGCGTAATCGTTATTTTCTCCGATTCCGGGATACGCCCCTGTAGAACCTGAATCCGGTATTACCGTTGTATTCGGCTGCCAGTTAGAATAAATAATCGACCCGCGAGGCAATGGGTCGTTACTTGCGTTATAGCGGTGAAGTCTATCCACATACCACATCCCATGGCTCGGGCCGGTAAAGTCTTGAACTGAATTATACTGTCTAAACGTATAAAGCCAGCCGGGGAAGCCCGGGGTGAGGGGCGACCAGCATAGGTAGTGAGGTACTCCGTTATCACCCGCCCACGAACCCTTCGGGGTGCCAGTCGATACAATCGATACGGCTTGGCCCGTAGGTACTGCCCCATCAATGCCGAGGTAAACCGCCGGATATGAAAATGTGGTAGGTGTAGCGGCGTTCCACGCTATCTGTAGATAATAGTCGTGTTGTCCCGATGAGAGGTTAGCGATTGCAAAAGTTACCGCGCCGCCACCACTACTACTAGAAAAACATCGGGTAAGATTAAGCGTATTATTATATATATAAATCTGGAACGGCTCTGCTGCTCCAGTGCCGGTTTCTTCCGTCCAAAGTGCATATGGCCCACTACTACTATTAAAGCTAAATCCAATCTCCCACGAGACTTGAGCAAGGTTACTCGCTGCAGTACCGCCGGGTAATGTTATCTCATCATTAGTACCAAACGGCCCCCACGCGGTCGTACCGTTTGGTAGGGTATGAAAGTTAGTAGTAGTATTACCTAGAACTTGCGCGTAGTAACCATTGGATACTGCTACTTTATTCTGCCACGTCGAGGCGTTTATAGGTGTAAAATAGAGAATTTGAGACACGCTACGCTCCGCTAGGTAAGCTAACTAAAGAGAGGCGTATGAGGCGCATATGCCGCGCTCCCTTACGCTGAAGCTATGACTATTGTTTTAGTAAGAACAACTGATTCGTTGCTCGTCTTCGTGATGAGGTTTTCCTGTGCTCGAGTGAGCATACAGTTCGGTGCCGAGCCGTTAAACGATGCCGCACCAGAGGCGTTAAATACACCATTCTCGTACCACGTAAATACCGCATCCGCAGCCGCAAAGGTCGCAACGAAAACCATAGAGTTAGCCGTTACCGTTACAGAATCGCATTGCTTCCAGAGTTTATTAGAACCTGATGCTTGTAGTGTGTGCTGACTTGAGCTAAAGGCCGTTTGCCCGTCGCCTACTGCTAGATATGAATTAGCAGCGCTAAATCCGTTCCAATTTCCATCATCCGCGATTAATGAGGCAATCGCGTTTAATCCGTCGTTGGTTACTCCCATTTCATTTTCTCCTAGATGTAGTTCTCTCTCTTTCGTTCGATTATTCTCTTTTCACACGTAGGCCAGTAGAGCCCACCCGCCCAAAAGAGAAAGGGGCGGGTTATCTCTAGCTTATCTATTTCTATTATTTTTAATCTAAGTTTATTCTCTTCCATTTCGTACCTTTACTGTTGTCCAATTAACCATCTATCGCGCCATCTCGTTTCTAAGGTTCCCGAGCTTGGCCCACTAAACATAATATCATTATCACCGGGATTTAGGTGCGGCCATCCCGGCGCGGTTATCGTAGCCGTCGCGGGGTCGCCGTTTAAGAGCGCCGTCATAGGCACGCCGTATTCATCCATAATTAAATCGAGAATATCTCCACTACCTAAACTCCCATACCAGCTAATCGTCTCTCCCGTTGTGGTATTCATCCATGAGACATTACCGATATACGGGTTCGTTGAGACGTACCGCCATCGCGGCGATGCTTTAACGTCACCATTAGATGTAAGTTTAAACTCCGTTGCGTCTTCTAATACGTTCGAAGAAACCACTGATTCGCTAATTGAATATGCGGGGCCGCTGCACGCAAAGTCAACTTCCATCTCAGAGATATACGGAGAAACATCTTCCTTTGATACGTTTGATTTTTGACGTAACGCCATAAAATAAGAATTCGGATACTCGTCGAATATTAGCTTCTGTTGGCCGTTAAGCGGATTAATTAACTGTGCTAACGCCGTTCTACTTGCTAGCATCGTCGAACGTTTATAATCTGGTGCGATGATTCTAAGCTCTAGACTAATAAGCCAATCCTTTAAAATCGGTAATGTTGGGATAAGAGACGTCTGCCCTACCGGAAATTGGTCGAACGTAAAGCCATCTAACCACCACATCTTCGCGGCGATTGTCATATACGCATTATACGGTGATTGCGTTATGTCGTGTCCAGCGTAGGTAAATTTCGTTGCGTCGGTCATCTTAACCCCTCGCGTGTCCTATTCTTCGGTTCATATCGTTAGTTCTACGGCTTAATTTTCGGCTAATGACGTCCGCTAGTTTATCCATATCATTCGCGTTACCTATCTGCGGGTTGTTTATCTGAATCGCGCCGCTATGAAGATGAACGCTTGAATCAATACTACTACTACCAACTGAACCGCCGGTGTGTAGTGGTGCGAGCGACCCACCACTTACAACTGCACCCTCTGCTAATTGTGGTAAGCTATTTATGTCGGTTCCTAGCTTATGTTTTGGTATAATATATTCCTCTTCTCCGGCTTCTCCAACAACTACGTGAACACCCCCCGTTCGTGGCGCGACTGCTGCACCTTCGGCGAGGTTAAACGAAACCGTTTGATTGATAACCGGAATAGTAAACGAAATCTTTGTGTTACTAAACGCGTTCGCTAAATTACCTGCGCCGTTTTCGATAGCGCTTATAATAGCGTTAATGAAATTACTACCAATTTGCCCCCAATCTATGCTCGTAAATGCGTTAAGCACATCACCGACGATTGCTTGTATGCCGGATAAGATGTTTTGCCCTATCTGCCCCCAATTCTGTGTCGTTACCGCAGTCCACAGCTCACCCGGAATTGGTGTAAGTAAGCCCCATATCCACGTCCCTAACGTAGCCAGCGCGGTAGTGAATCCACTCCATAATTCGCCGGGAATCCCCTGTAGAAGACCCCACACCCACGTACCTAATTGTCCTAAAGCGCTCTCTATCGCTGTCCATAGCTGATTCGCGATGCTACCCCAATCTAATGTAACTAAATAATTAAGAATCGCGAGCCCTAACGCTTCGGCTATTTTCGGGAATATTAAGGCTAGCGCGACAGCGAGACCGCCTAACGCACCGACGAGTTTTGTTAGAACCGTTGGCGCTGCTTGTGTCGCGCCATCTACGAGGGACTTATTCATTCCGGTAGAAACCGACGTCGTAGCCGACTTGCCCCCTCCGCCGCCTCCGCCGCCGAATAAACCGGTAATTGCTTTTACAAGCCCGTCTATAACGCTATTCCAATCAATGCCGTTTAAGAAGTTTGTTATTGTATCTGCGATGTTAGATAAACTCGAAAGACCATTTAAGATGAAACTACCGATATTGCCAACACTTTCTTTTATCGCGACAATCATCTGCGCAGCCCAACCACCGAAATCGAAATGCTCTAGTGAATCGAGCGCACCCTGTAATCCACTCTTTAAGTCATCGCCGAACTTAGAGAAGTTTCCACTTGTTAAGTCGCCGACAAGCTGACCAACCCATCCAACGATGCTTTCGATGGTATTAAGCACACCACCGAGCATACTTCTAAACGTACCCGACGTAGCGGTAAGCGTCGCGAAGATGCCTATTACCGGTAGCAGCGCCCAACCGACAACGGGAACCGCAGCGGCAATACCGGTGACACTACCAAGTAGGCCACCACCACCGGCAGCGGCACCAGCACCGGCGATACCTTCGCCTATTCCGCCTACGCCGCCGAGTATTCCAGCTAACGGCCCGGGTAAAGCGCCAATTATACTACTAAATATGCCACCACTACCCGCTGCGGCCTCGACCCCTTCCGCGACGTCACCCGTTCCACCTGCTAGCTCGCCTACGTTACCGCTCGCGTCTTGAATTAATCCGTCGAACTTAGAACCCTCATTCGACATATTCTCAATTTCGCTAGTCGAGCCTTTCGCGTTTTGAGTAAGTTTATCGAAACAAGCAGGGTCAACGGGGCATTTCTTACTCGCACCGGCGTTTTCCATTTCGCTTGCTGCACCGGCCGCTTTACCGCTACTACCCCCGCCTAAACCGACCATTCCCTTAAGTTTAGTAGCTATATCATCAAGACCGGCACCCTTTAGACTAGTGATACTTTTAATAACGTTACCAATATCGATGTTAAACATCTTAAGCGCAAGACCAGCGGCGGCTACACCACCGGCAATTAACCCAATGGCTAACATTCCCGCTTGTATCGGCATAGGTAGCGCCGCGAAGCCTTTTGCTAATAAACCGATAAAATCGATTACCGGTGTTAATTCGGTAATGAAGTTTTTAAGAATTGTAAGAATAGAAGTACCAAGCGGTGCAAATGCTTCCGTTAATTTATTTTTAAGCTCCGTTAGCGACTCCCCAAACGTCTCATTTGCTGTTCCCGCTTTTTGAGTCGCCCCTGCGCTATTCTGAAGTGAGTCTATGAAACCCTGATTAGTAATTGTTCCCGACTTCGCCGCTGCGGTGAAGTTATCTACATTCTTACCGAGAAGCTTTAACTCGTCTGTACTATAGTTACCGGTCTGGGCGTCTTTTAAGAGGTTATTCCAAAAAGTTGTCTGACTCTCTCCGGCCTTTTGTGCGGCGGGTGCGATTCCCTGTAATATAGAGGTTAACTGTCGCGCTGGTATCCCGGCCTGCGTAAATCCAGAAAGTGCCGCTACTTGTGCAGGAATAGACATACCCATCGCAGTCATCGACGCGGTAGCTTTATCGAACGCGGGACCCCAATCTTGAATTCCTTTTCCGGTCTTCTGAAAGGCGACCGTTGACATATCGGATAGCTGAGTCGTCGTTATAAGTGGCTCGTGCATTGCAGCAAGCCCTTTATTCGCGCCGATTAACCCGGATGTGAAGGCGTCGGTATCGCTCGCAGCGTCTGTTTTGGTAGCAATACCATACTCAATAATGTTCTGTGTAGCGTCTGTTAACGCTTGACCCTGCAAGCCTAACGCATTATTTACTTTATCTACAACCGTAGCAACGGTGCTCGCTGATGCCGGAACATTAGCATATACCTGATTCCACGTACCTTCTAACGCTTGAAGCTGAGTACCCTGCAAGCCCGTAGCTTTCGCCATCTGACTATACGCATCCTCTACCGTCGAACCGGCCTTCAACGCGAAGCCAATAACGGCAACGGTGGCAAGGCCTATACCAGCCGCGCCTAACGTACCCGCGCTTGAAAGAGCACTACCGAGACCACCGGCTTCGGTGCTCGCGTCAGCCATTCCAGCTTTTGCGTCGTTAGCGGCCGATTCTGTGTCCTTTAAACCACCAGAGGCAGCGGTAGCGCCAACCCCCGCGCTTTCTAATCCGGTTCCTAACTCCGTCGACGACGTAGCGGCGTCATCCATTCCCGACGATAAACCCGCTGTAGAGGCTTCTGCTTCACCGGCACCAGCAGCGAAACCTGCGGAACTAGCACCGGCAGCATCCATCTCACCACCGAACGCTTCAGTAGACTCGCTACCTTCAGCTAGAGCGGCCTTTAAGCCGTCTGCATTTCCGGTGATAAGAACCATTAATTCGCCGAGACTTGGCATGTTATTCCTCTCTCTACATATAGCCGCTTAGTATCGCGGATTTTTTCGCGCCTTTTGCCGATGTTTGCGTGCTCTTTTCGACTAAGCCTTTGGGGTTTTTCGTCGTCGATTTAGCTTTTACTTTTATTGTTAGATGTACCGTGTTCGAAGATTTACCGCTTTTACTTGACAGGTGCGTTGTTTTTGATTTCGCTTTATGTGTCGCGACTTTTTTCGTTGTGTGAAGCGCTGTGGTGCTCTTTTTCTTCGAAGTAGATTTTACCTTATGGTGCGCGGCTTTCGTTGTTTTATGGTGCTTCGCAGTAGTTTTCGCTGTAGCTTTCGCGTGTTTACTCGCGGTTTTATGCGCTTTAGCGTGCGCTTTTGCCTTACTTTTAGCTTTAACCACGTCGTTACCTAGTCGGGAAAGTTACACCATTCTTTCGGCGCTCTTCCAAAGATTCGTGCGCCGGGTGCGTCTAATTGCGAAGCGACTTCGGCGTTTACTGCATTTACCTGTAACTCGGCAAGTTCTTCGGGCGTTAATTCTTCCTTTTTCTTACCGGCGGTTAGAAGGTATTTCTGCGTTATCTCGTCGATGCTTTTGTTCGGGGGCGTCGTTGGTTTTTTCTTATTACCTTTTTTAAGCCCCTTTGACTTCTCTCGCCACGTCTTAGAAAGTTTCTCGCTTTGTATCTCGTCTTCTTCAGCCCAATTAAGTAAGTCTCTTACTTTTATTATCGGGTCTTTCTTATCTCTCCACGCGTTGAGGATATTCGCGACTTTCCACGCTTCGCGGTACTCAGTTTCTTTTCGCCTAAACACGTAGCCATCATAAAGCAACTGAAATTCAAACGGGCAAAGCGCCCAAAACTCTTTAGGCGTTAGGTTAAGCGGTCCCGTTGCGATTGTTAGAAGCGCTTTAAAGTCGAACTCTAGTTTTTTGGGTCTATTCGCTCTCCCGAATCTGTTTCTTTACCACTTACGGCAATAGCCCGTACTCTCATATTTTTAACGTCGGCTGCTGCATCGCCTTCGAACCAATCTTCCATTATAAGACTCGCGGCCTCGATTACTTTAGGTAGAATCTTAAAGAATTTCTCGTGCTCAAGAATATCGCCAGCTATGTTAGCCGTTATGCCGGGGAATTGATGCCGAAGTCCTTCAGCGAGAAGAATTCTTAAATCGTCGGTAGTTATCGTCGAAGGATTAGTCATTAGCAGCATCATACTCGCGCCGCCGGATTTCTTTAGTTGTCTATCCGCTATAGCGATTTGATTATAGCTAAATTTTAGATAAATCGGGTCGTCTTTTGGTAGGTCTAGAAACTGTCGTTCTTTGTCGATTTCTATCTCAACAAAGCCACTCATCGGGTTCTGTAAGGTCATTTTAAGTTTTTTTCTCCCATTTTAAAAAAATTCATCGTTACTCATCGAGACTTATCTAAGTCACTCGTAACGACTTCGTAATTTATTTACTCGGGCATTGGCGAGAACGGATACGGTAGCTGGAAGACTGAAATCTTCGGGCTTCCCGTTACGTCACCGGAATACGTTATGAGCGCAGTACCAGTAAACCATTCAACCGGGAATGGGCCGAGCATCCGGCCTAAACTTGGGCCAATATTAGCGACAACATCGTGGTCGAAGCCGTGGTCACACGCACTCTGGTCGTTTATCGTCACGATAAGCGCCCCTGACGAGACGCCGTTCGTGATATAGATAAACTCGTGACCTGTGTTCGGAAAACTATCTCCTACACTCGCGCCGGTATGGCACGCGTTTGATAGCGTAGGCGCAAGCCCTATAGTCGTTGGGTCTGATTTCCACGTAGTGTTTATCGCCTGTACTGTGTTAGTGGTGTAAGTTACAGTCACGTTTTTTCACCACCTGACTATGTTCCCGTGTCTGTTGCGAGGTCGATTGAACCGCTGCCGGTAAAGGTAATCGTCATCTTACCCATCTTAGCGTCGTCCATCTGATAATCGACTTTAAACGCTACGAGGCCGACCATATGTGCCTGTGTGCTCGGGGTAACGCCCTGTATATCCTCTTGAATTCTCCACCCAATTCTTACTATTGGCCCGGGTGCGCCACCAATAGGTGCAGCCTGACCGACTGAAAGAATAACGTTTCGAACCATCTGTTGACCTGCGTCGTCGTCGAGGAAGTCGGTATCGAAACTGCCGTTCCACTTGTATCGAGTTGGGTAATAAACAATTGCGTCACTGTCTTTTGTTGTATAATCCTCGAGTTGTGGGTCTATTGTCCACTTACCGGACAACTCACCTCCAACTATCGTCCACGACGGGATTCCGGTATTGGAACCGCTCGTGTCGATGAAGAACCTAGTAAAGCGCCCGTTTAAGAACCCAGACGCAGTACTCTTACTAATTGCCATAATATCTTCTCCTAAATTTTATTTTTTGACTGCGCGTGTGACGGTAAGGCATAACGTCACGTAGCGCGAGCCGCCTTCGCTATGTTCAGTATGTCGTGAAAAAGTGATTTTAACGCGTTTAGAGCCCACGTTATGCTCGCCGTTTATGACGCCGAGAACTCGCTGAGAGAATCCTCTCGCGCGCCCTAAACTTCCATAGCCTTTTTCTACGAAACAATGAATCTTAATTTCGGTGTTTGCTATGTCGTCAAACGATAGCCCACACTCGCCGAAAGTATCACCTATTTCTACATAAGGAAACTTAGGTTCTTTCGGGTTAACTATGATATTAACACTTGTTAATTGGTCACAGAGGACTTTTGCTAATTCGCGCACCGTATTAGCGCGCTCTTTAGACCGCTTCTCTGCTGGTAATGTCTCGATACTTGCCTTTTCCTTAACCGAGAACGTTACCTTTTCTTTTGCTTCTGATTTTTCTTCCATTATAACCTCGATTAACTTACTTGTACGACCTGCACGTTACACGTGAGAACGTCGTGTTCTGCTTCTTTCGCACCCCAAACGCTCACGTCTTCGCCGCGCACGCCTATCTCAAATACACCCACCATAAACGGACTCTCTTCGGGAAACTGAAGTGTCGGTGGGACACTCGCCCACGCACTCGAGAGCGCAAAGATAACATCGTTCATAAGTTCGGAAACTTGTTTCTTACCGCCGTAGTGTGTGAAGCAGTCTATTTCAACGAGATAATTATCAATGAACAAATCTTTCGTTTGTTTTTCTTTATCGATGTTAATTGCCGCCTTACCTATCGCCACGTAGGGTCTCTTTGCCTCGGGCGGTACGGTATCAAAAATTCTAGCTTTTACGTCGTTACCGTGCTCATCTTCGTATTCTGTTTCGGTAAGCGTTGGGTCGCTTGTAAGCACGTTATATAATAATAACCGTAACTCGTATCCAGCGTGGCGTTTAATTAGAATACTCATTTCATTAACTCCATTTGAATCGCAAGCATCACAGACGCCTTTATGTCTTCTACATTCTCTTCAAGAGCGGGTTCCATAAACGGATACGCCTGTGAGCCCGGGTGTTGTACTTGTTTTGTGAATACGTCGCCATCATCTGCAACGAAGTGTAATGCTAGGGCTTTTACCGGCACGATTAGGTGTGGTTTCGTTCCCTTCTCAAGATACCAGCCATATGATTTCGATGTATAGACTCTTCCTTCGAGGTTTCCGGGCGTTGCCGGTATCGTGTGGATGCTAATCTTAAGCTGGCCGCTTTTTACGTGTACCTTTATCTTAGCGGACGTCTCTACGATAGCTAAACCTGCATTAATCGCGGCAACTAGCATCGGATTCGTTGCACTAATCTTCTCGCCGAACCTAGCCACAACTGCGGATATACCTTCTACTTTACATCCTACGCCGGTTTCAGCATCGACCATTTATGTTCCCTCGTCGTCGTATTCTATGATTTCAACAGCACCAATACGAAGATAATGCCATTCGAAGTCTAGGTTTACGAGTGTTACGATGTACCAATACCGAGATAGCCCCGTTTTAAGGTTCGTGTATTTAATAATCATTCTCGGGTCTATTCTCGCGTCATAGCGAACCAATATCGAATGAGTTAAGATTTCTTGTTGCTGACCCGCCATCATTACGTCGTCGGGATGTGGCGTTTGAATGTCGCAATATACGCCGGTTCCGTCATAGCCGGTTAGATAGTCGACATAATCCTGATATGGATGCCCCCCTATTTCGTCGCCGGTTTTTGGGCCTTCGTATCGCTGAAATACGATTTTTCGCCTAAGTTGAAATAGCGTATTCCTCGGGTTTCGCTTAGTCGGCGATGGTGAGGGGTCGAATCTAATATCGGTAATGGTCATTTTTTCGCTCTCGTCTTTCGAAACCCGTTTGGAAACTTCTTTATGAGCTGCGCCTTTCGGCTAAGTGATTTTCCTTTTACTTTCGTCAACAGAACACCGGCATAAGGGTGATAACATCATTAAAGCCGCCAGCGTTAATTACGTGAATAAACGTCGCACTATCTACGTTTGCGAACTGTGGTGACTTTGCAGGGTTATAAGTAATAACTGCATATTCGCTAACGAAAGTAGATGGCGCTATAATACCAACACTAACGTTCGACGTGGCGGAGTGTAGAAGTCTAATGCTCGGCTGATACTGTGAGACAAAGGGGCCAACGAACTCTTGCGTTCCCGCGAATACGGTCACGTTGTATTGATATGAGGTCATCTAGTCACCTAATATTATGATATAAACATTATCAGTAGCCGAGGTTACTTCAATCGTACTTCCCCACGTCGCTACCGGAAATTGGCCGAAGAACGCGCATTGTTGCGGCTGTAACGTAAACGTATATAGTGTATCTTTAATCGTTAGGTTATACGTATGAGCGGTTCCGTATTGTTGATTCTGTACGCAAATAACTTCGATTCCGGTATTAGTAAACGCCGTATCGACGGGTGCGGGGATGTATGTGTAACTTGGTACAGTACCGGAACTTGAAAGGGCGATTGCAGAAAGCGCCGCCTCTAGTGGGGTATTCGCTCTCATCTTCGCAGTCGCAGTTACACCTAAAATTGAAACCTGTACGACCGGAACGTTCGCGGTCGGGGTAACAACTGCTGTAACACCTGTAACGGCTGTCGGGATAACGCCAACGTTCGCGGTCGGATGAGCCGTCGCGGTAATTCCAACGGTGCTTGTCGAGATAACCGACACATATGCCGTAGGGGCGTTAGTAGCGGAAACACCATAGATGCTTACGTTAACTGGAAGTGAATTCGCGGTAGGATTTACCGTAGCTGTTACGCCCGATACACTCACGCCCGGTTGCGAGACATTTGCAGAAGGACTAATACTAGCGGTAACTCCCGAGACTATTATCTCAGAATACCCAAATAAAACATAACAAATCTGCGTCGCTACAGCGTTATTAGTCGACCAGAACGGGGCAAAGCCGCCCTTTTGGAATAGATAGGCGTTAGGGTTATGGCTATCGTTGTTTACAATCATCGTGATTCCGTAACTATTAATCCAAAAGCCTTCTCCTTCATCGAGTGAAAGCTGAGCGTAGAGCGGATACGATTGCGCCCCGCCGCTAGTATTCATTTTTAAAATATCGGTATAAAGAGGATTGTAGCCGAGAGAGAGATAGAGATTCCCGTCGTAGTATTTTATATCCTGCACGCACGAGATAGTGGGACTTGGCGTTATAGCGCCAATATACGCTCCCGTCGTTAAATTGTATTGATAAATATACTGTGGATTATTATAACAGCCAGTGACCCATAGGATGTTATGGTCGGGGTCTGCCGCGCATCCCGACGGGTCGAATCCCTGTGCAGAGACGTCCCAATAAGTAACAAAGCTTAAATCCGACGCGTTAAATATGCCGATTCTACCCTGATTATGAGACGAACCGTTCATTTGTGCGGTGTAAATCTTTCCATCATAATACGTGATACCACCACAATGGTCGTCACCGGTCTGTGTAGCTATGTTAGTATTCGTAGCGATAACGTTCCAATTTGAATCGTATTTATAAAGCGCGGTCGCTCCTGAACCATAGGTGTACACTCCATCACTTTCGACGCCCTGACTACAACTAAGCGCTCCGCTTACCGCTACCGTTCTCATCGCCGATATTACGCCTAATGCTTCGGTAGTAGCCGTGTCGTTATCGCTTATCTGTAGACTTTCGGTAGTATATTGCCCCTTTTTAGTTACCGTTGTCGTAGCGCCATTCTTATCGGTATGCCACGCGACCTGAGAGTTGTTAGACGAGTCCGTAGCGCCTATCATTAGTCTATGCCCGGTTAACACGCTTCCCGACGCGGCGTGACTATCCGACATTAGCAATACGCTAGTTGACGATATTCCCGAAGCCGCTACTGAATCGAATACGGGGCCAAGTGTGCTAGTTGATTTTGACCAATTTCCGACCTGATACTTTCCGCCTTTTAGGCATAGTGTAATCATATAGTAACTTGCATAGCCGCTACTATTCGTGTCCCACGCGAGTCTAAACCCATTCGAGAGCATCGCGCCCGTCGCGTGACTCGTTATCGTCGTACCAGCGCCCACGCACGCGACTACAGAGCCATCGGTGACTTGTAACCTTGTAGCGGAAGACGTAGTTTGACCCGCGAGGCTATACCCCCATTTAGCCCATTGATTCGTTCCGTCATACGCGCCAAGCATATAGAGTAAATTTGACGTATTACTTCCTGACGCGACTGCCGCACCTGCGTGAAGTACGACGTCGGGCTGAAATCCCGGGCTTGTAATATCTTGATTTCCTGTAGTAGTCTGTGCAGTCCACGGTACAACCGTTGCGTTCGTTATGTCGCTTCCGCCGAGAGCGAGGAAGTGATACGTCGGGGCGAATGTGGTCGTTGTCCAGTTTATCGTAAACCCATCAGCGTCAAGCGACGTAAGTGCGCCTTCGTGGATAGTACTACCCGTATATTGTACATAGCCGCATATTGCGCTATTATTCATTCTACGATACGACGAGGTAGTAGTAACGCCGCTATTCGCGACGATAGCGATATAGCCTTGATGAGTGCTATCCGTAGCGAAGCCGTAGCAGAACTGACAATCGGTTCCGGCAGACCACCCCTCGGCAGCTTGCGCGGTTCCCCAAATGATAAGTGCCTTCGGCTGGAAGCCCACACCCGTAATAGATTGCGATTGCGGACTCGCTGGCGCGTCAAAGTTACCTGTTTTGGAGTAAAACGTCATTTATTTAGTAATCATACCATCCATTTGTCGGACACGAAACCGTGAAATTACCGCCCTGTGCGGCTTTAGCCGTGCCGTAGGTGATGTAGCCGATTAGATATTTCGAACCCGCGTTATTATAAATCACAACGGTCTGCGCGCCGGTAAACGAAGCGCCTGTCCACGTTTGGTCGGAACTATAGAGTTTCGCATACGCGTTAGGCGCGGTTCCGGTAACTACCGGGTCGTTAAGCGACATAACTGCGCCGCCCTGTGTATAGCCGTTCGCCGTCGCTAGTTCGTTTGTATTACTATACGTTTCGTCGTTTAATTGGTCTGGTGTTAGACTGCTCGTGTAGAGCGCCATATATACTGTAGAAGTGGCGGCTTTCCACGTTATATCGCCTTTCACGAAGTGCAGTCTAGCCTTTGCGTAAGCATAAGCAACATCTGTCATTTTCTCCCTCTCGTTATTATCTGTACCCGTAACCTAACGAAGCGGTGCCAAAAGGACTCCACTTCACGGCCGAGCTGTCGGCGTAGTCGAACACGTCGAGTTTCCAATCCTGTAAAAGAACCTCTACTTGTGGTGAAATCGTATAATCCATCTCTTCTCTACTCTGATAGAGCTGAGAAACAAGCATTAGAATCGCTACTTTAATCTCCGGCGGAACGGCGCTTCTATCATTACCGAATCCGGCAGTATAATCAACCGAGTAATAGCCAAATACGTAGTAATCCCACCAGAACCCCATAAGGAGCTGAAGACGTCCCGGTATTGTCATCGTGTCAACGTGATAAATATCTGAATGTTGTACGTGTGCGACGCCTTCTTGGTCGTAAGCAGTAACGTTTAAAACCTCTTGTAGAGGTGCAGCTCTAAATAAATGAAGCCGCATTGGTAGAATCTCAGGCGGATTCGGCATATACTCCATTCGAAGCGTCTGCGTTAATAGCGCCCTACCTATGTATTTCTCGGCCATTCCCGTCGCTGCCGCTATGAGCACTTCAATCGTCTGGTCTTCGCTTTCATTCGATGGGTCAACGTGAAGATAATCCGAAGCCTCGTCAAGCGTGATAGGATAACCTTCCGGCGGCGTGAGAACTTCAATAGAGCGCTTCATTATGAATCAACTCCGATAAGTGTGATACTCTGCCCGAGCCGTAACAATCCCGACGTGATAATATTCT